CCTCTCGCCATCTTTTTTGAACCGCTCATCGCCCCACTTTGCTATAGCATGCTTGACTGGCTCACCCTCTTTTATTCCCCTGCTAGATTTGCGCATAACGATAACATATTCAGGCATTCCTGGCGCCGAAACTCGGCTATTCTCGCCTACGTTTTTATACAGCAGGCGCTCTGGTTTTGTTTTTGCCTGCTCTAAAACAGGGTCGGTTCTGATTGTGACCCTCGACCTCATAACAAAGCCCGACTTCCTATAAGCAGATATGGCCCAATCTGAAAAAGGAAGAATTCCACTTTCTCCGGTTTCACTTGACCCTTGGTAAACAGCAAGATCTTTCAAATGATCACAGATAACAGTTCCTGGCTTCATAACCCGGAAAAGCGCATCTGTAAAAAACTGAAAGTGCTTAAGAAACTCTTCGTGGTCCGTGGCGTTGCCAAGGTCGCGCTCGCTTTCTGAATAGATGTACAGATTCGAAAACGGCGATGAAAACACAGCGGCGTCAACGCTGCTTTCTGGCATCTGCGCCATGCCTTCGATACAGTCGGCGTTAAACAGCTTCCAATTGCGGCCTTCGTATTCGGTTATTTTAGCCATGACGGCATCTCCATATTGTGTGCTTCATATCCTTGGCGCAAACCAGAATTAGCCTGTGCTCTTCGCATTGCCTTTGACATCTGACGTTTCATTTCTTCATGCGAAGCTGACTTCCTTTGGACCGCCGACAATATCGAAGCTTCCGTGTCAGCGATGACAATATCATTCATAACTCGCTTTGATTGCCCGAACCTATGCGACCGCCTAACTGCCTGATAGTGCTGCTCGTAGCTAAAGCTGATCGAAGCAAAAACAGCGTGTGAACAATGCTGCCAGTTCACGCCGAACCCGGCCAATTTAGGTTTGGTTACGATTGCCCGGAAATCGCCATCGACAAATCCAAGCAACAATCTTTCCTTTTTTTCAGGCGTCATTGAGCCAGTTACTTCACGGGCATCTGGAATAAGTTTGGCAAGCAACTCGCTTTCCTCGTTTGTCTCGCACCACACAGTTACAGGCTGACTATGCGTTGCTAGTTCTGCTGCCTTTTCGCAGCGCTGGCGCAGAGTAAGGCGCTTTTCCTTGTGAAATGACGTTGCCGACATTTCCGGGATGCGAAACAACATACCTTCACCAGCGTCTTGCGCTCTATCTGCGCGTACCTCATGCACGCATCGTTCAATTTCTGGCAGAATATATCCGTCGTCGTCGCCGCCAAGGTCGCTGGGCACTGTAGCTGCGCGCGACCAGCTCGCAACCCACTCCCAGAATTTTACTGCCGCATGACCCTTTAATCTATAATTTCCCATATTTTTCTGATCAGCAATAAACCATCGCGCGAGCATTTCGTTGCTTGGCATAACCCCCAAAAAAGACGAGTGTTGCCCCAACTCCATATGGTCATTAGGTGACGGCGTTGCTGTCGCCGCAAGTTTGAATTCAGTATTCAAAAATGCACCCATTATTGACGCGCTTGTTTTCCCACCAAAGCTTTTTAGAATAGAGCTCTCATCAAGAACAACGCCGCCGAAAGCCTCTGGATCAAGGTTTTTCAATCGCTCGTAGTTGGCCACCATAATTCCGGCGCCGACTTCTGATTGCTCCCTTATTTGGCGCGCTTCAATGCCGAATTTCTCACCCTCTCTAACCATCTGCGCTGCGACGGCAAGAGGCGTTAGGATCAAAACAGGCTTGCCGGTTTCATCGCAAACATGCCTGGCCCATTCAAGCTCGCACAGAGACTTGCCAAGGCCAGTATCAAGAAACAGTGCAGACCGGCGCTTTTCCAAGGCAAACTCCACGCTGCGCTTTTGGTGCTCTTTCAACACGCCCTTTATTGAGTAACTTTTCCCGCCGCTGCCAGTATTTCCAGTAATAGCCCTGCTCGCAATAAATGCGCGGTATTCATCAATATTCATGTTATCGCTCTCCATTGTGACACGCGCAGCATACCTGCCAGCGCGGAATAATCAAGCGCAATGTTGACGCGCCCAGCCATGCGGTGTAGCAAGCACATGCCCTCTCGTTGTGACACGCGCTTAGGGCGCCGATCCGATTGGATCAATGGCCGGGGGTAAAATCCCGGCCATTTTGCTTTTCCGGTTGACGCGCGCCGCGTTACGGTGTAGGGGTTGGCTGTCACAACAGAAAGGAGCCTTAAAATGACTTTCATGGAATATCTCGCATCCGATGCAACAGGCATACTTGCAACGGTTCTTGTCGCGCTTGTTTTTGCGGCGTTCTGGATAAAGGCGCAGGAATGACAATGACACAGAAATTTATCAAACTCGCCCGCGAAGTAATCCGCGACGAAACCACGCCAGCATCCGCTATACGCCTCGCCGCGATGGTGTTGGCCAATGGCGACACAATGGACAATTTGCAAGCGCAGATGGTGATGCAATCTCTGGATGCAATGGAGGAAGGCGATCATGAAGTTTGACATTTGCAACCGCTACACCGGAAAGGTGCAGTTCACCGCAGAGATTGATTGCAAGCCTAATGCTAGCTTCGGGGACAAGATGGGCTTTGCCATCATGTGGGCTGTTGCCAACGGCGCAGACCTCTCCGACGCAATCATACCTCGCGCAAACCTAGCCGGAGCAAACCTCACCGGTGCACACCTACCTCGCGCAGTACTATTTGGAGCAAACCTAGATGGCGCAAACCTATTTGGCGCGAACCTAGCCGGCGCATACCTATCTGGCGCATACCTATCTGGCGCAAACCTATCTCGCGCGAACCTATCTGGCGCGAAACTCGCTGGCGCGCATGGCGTAAACAAATATATCAAATCCATGCACATCGACGGCTATTCGATCGCTTACACCGCCGATGTTTTGCAGATTTGGTGTGAGAATCACACCATTAGCGATTGGCGTGGCTTCGATGATAAGCGCATATTTCAAATGGAAGGCGCAGCAGCTCTTAAATTCTGGCGAAAGCATAAAGATTTGATTTTTCAGACCATCGAGCTTTGCCCAGCTGAGCCGACAATGGAGGAGATGGAATGACCGACAAGAAAGAGATCGCCAAGGCACTTATTGAGGCGCAGGCAAATATGGGGTTCGCTGAAAAGAACGCGACTAACCCCCATTTCCGCAAATCATATGCTGACTTGGCCAGCGTGATGAAAGCGTGCATGCCACACCTGAACAACGCCGGTATTGCGGTTGTGCAAACGACAGGAACGGATGAATCTGGGCCGTATTTGGAAACATCCCTTATCCACGCCGAAAGCGGGCAGGAAATATCTGCTCGGACTTCTCTAATCATTCAGCGAAACGACATGCAGGGCTATGGCTCAGCTATTACTTATGCCCGCAGATACGGGCTAATGGGATTGGCTGGCATATCCCCAGATGATGATGATGGAGCGGCGGCGTGCGCTGGCCCGGCCACAGGTGAAGTCAGGCAGGCCAAGCGGGCAGATACATTTGATTTTGTCAAAGAATCAGAACGCATTTCAAGCCTTATAGCGCTTTGCGCAACAATAGAAGACCTCAAAGGCCTGTGGCAAAGCGAGCGTGAGATTATCGCCAAGATCGGCAACGCCGACAAAGCAGCAGGCGAGATGCTGATTGCTGAAAAGGATGCCAGGAAGGCGGCGATCCAGCAACAGCCGAATACTGAACCGCCATTCTAGAGGAGCAAGCAATGAACATTGGACACAACAACCCGCCTGACCCTATCGAAGAAATAACGGCCCAATACGCCGACTACATCGAGGAGGCGGAAAACTGGCTTGACGGGTCAAAGGTTGAAACAGAAGACCAGATGAAGGCGGTTGACGCGATCAGGAAAGAGCTCCGCGCGGCAAGGATTGATCTTGTCAAAGGCCAGAAATCAGCAACAGCGCCATTATATGACGCATACAAGGCCGAGCTTGCCCGTTGGAAGCCTACCATTGAAGACGTTTCTGCTTTGGAAAAGGGGCTTGTCGCGGCAGTAGGCGAGTTCAAGCAGAAGCTCGCGGATGAGAAGGAAGCCGAGCGCCGCGCACTTTGGGAAGCAGCTGAGCGCAAGAAGGTTGAAGCCGAACACATGGCAGCCGAGGCAAGCAAGGCTGACATTGAGGCCCAGCGCGCCATCAGAGCGGCGAGGGAGGAAGCGATTGCGGCAGATGAGGCCGCGCGCAATGTCGAGGCGGTTAAGGGGTTGCGCAAGGTTACGAAATGGGAAATCACCGATGAGCGCGCCCTTGCCCGCTGGATAAG